ACAACCGATTTACAATATTTCAACATGGATATTAGAGAGCTACCTTGTGGTCAGTTTTATCCAACAGGAACACTATTCTTAGTGAGACCCGCTCAAGTGAAAGAAATTCAAGCATACTCTATGGTAGATGATAATAACTTTTATGATATCGTAGAAAAAATGAATGATATGCTTCAAGCTTGTGTTCGAATTAAATATCCGGATGGTAAAATTGGTTCATTTTTAGAGATTAAAGACCAGGATAGACTTTTCTTAGTTTTCTTAATACGAGAATTAACTTTTCAACAAGGAAACTCATTAGCGGCAACTGCAAGATGTTCTTGTGGTAGCGAAGTTAAAGTTGAATTGGGTAGAAAAACATTTGTCTTTTATGAGTCAGATGAAAAACTAAGTAAGTATTTCAATCAATCAAGTAGAAATTTTTATTTTAAAACTATTAATGGTAAGTCTTTTGAATTGACTCCGCCAAATATTGGTTTACAAAAAGCTTTTACTGATTATATTATTAGAGAAAATAATGAGAAAAGAGCTCCAAATCTTTCATTCTTGAAAATTATCCCATTCTTATTACCAGGAAGAGCTTCTATTACTTATGATGGTATTAAAGCTAAATTAAAAGAATTTGAAGAAATGGATGATATTTCTTTCCAGTTCTTAAATGCAGCTGTTAGTAAAATGACTTTTGGAATTAAAGAGTTAAAAACTAATTGTGAGTGCGGTGAGGAGGTCCGCACTGAGATGCAGTTTCCCGACGGAGCCTCAGCTATTTTCGTTATTCCAGATGCCTTTGACGCATATCTTAAAGAATAAGTTGCAATTGCAAAAACATTATCATCTACAAGAGTGGGCTATCGATGTTTGGCCATTCTGGTTGTTAGAGGAAAATGTTAGACTTGTTAATGAGTTGATTGAAGAAGAAGAATCAAATCATAAAAAACAAGAACAAGAACAAGGGAAAGGAATGCCGAACTATGATGGAATGATGAAGAATGCTTCTAGTTTCGGAAAAGATATAGGAAACTTCCAAATGCCAAAATTCTAAAACATACTAAAAACAAAAAACCCACCAAATTTGGTGGGTTTTTTTATTGTTAAAATTTTTATTAGTATCCAGAAACAATTGGTGGGTTAATACCAAAGTTTTGGTCAATATATTCATCGATGAAGTAGTCATAAACAAAATCAGCTTGAACGTTTTCAATGATGTTGTTAGAAGACCAGTCAAGTGAATAACCAGCTAATTTAGTCATTTGGACGTTTTGGAAAGTTACTCTTCTCAATACAACACCTTTTTTATCGTGTTGGTTAACGATAATTGTTCCGATGATGTCTGATTTATAGTGAAGAGCACCATTTTGAGAGTTAAATACTAAGTCAAACCATGCTTTCATAGTAGCCCAAGTTTCCATAGAACCTGTGTTGTTTACGTTAACCTGAATTGGAATAGAAAGAGTTCCGTCTGTCTTAGTCGGTGGTGCCATAAACATTCTAGTTGAATACTTGAATCTTTGTGTTTTAGCAGCAACGTCTTGTTCTGTCAAGTTAAGGTCAATTTTAGTTGCATTTTGCAATAAAAGGATAGGGTCTCTTCCTTGTGCTTGTAGCATAACTGGTAAGATGAATGTAACCTCAAATAAGTTTAGGTATACTACTTCATCAGGTAACGTTCCAGGTCCCCCTGGAGACCCAGCGTTAATCACTTGTGTAAAATGCGGTAGTGGCATATTTTCTTTAATTTTTTTTTGTACAGTATATATTTTTCATGTTTTTATCTCTATCTCGATTATGGTTAATTATGTTGTAAAATTTGCCTTTTCCGCTTTTTAGATTTAATAGATATAAATTATGAACTGTAATTATAGATATTGTAGTAAAGAAATAAAATATGGTCGACCTGATAGAAAGTTCTGTAATATCAATTGTAAGTCAAAGGAAAAGGCCATTGTTAGAGAGTTAAAAGCTCTTATGAGAAGAGCTAAATTGGGTAGAGACTTTATTTTAAAATCTCTTCTAAAGCACAATAGTAAATATAATTATGATTTAGTTCTTTATGATAATTGTAGAACTAAAGTAAAGATAATATGTCCTGTCCACGGTGAGTTTGAACAAACACCGGATGCTCATTTATACTCAGGTAGAGGTTGTGATAAATGTGCTAGAGAAGCTCGTAAAAAAGACTAAACAATTATCTATTTTTCAACTATACATATAAGTAAAATAATAAATTTATATGGGAAAGATATTCCTTATTGGTGATTCACATATTGGATTAGGTTATCCTAATTCAGTTGATAAGTGGTATAAAGTGCATAAAGAGTATTTTAGTGAGTTTTTAATTCCAACTCTTAAAAAAAGAGTTCAACCTGGTGATATTATTGTTCATTTAGGTGACCTTTTTGATAATAGAAATGTTATTCCAATCAATCTTCTTAATTACGGAATGGATGTTGTTGAAGAGATATCTAAAATTGCCCCTCTTCATATAATTATTGGAAACCACGACCTTTGGTCTAAGTCAGCATCTGAGATTAACTCTATTAGACCTTTTAGATATATTCCAAATGTTACAATTTATGATAAAGTTTCTACATTTGAGTATAGTGGTAAAAAGATACTTATGATGCCTTATGTTGAAAAAAGATTAGAGCAAATAAAGTATATTAGTGAAAACAAAGACTGTGATTATTTGTTTTGTCATTCTGATTTAAATGGATGTAAAATGCATCTTACGTCAGTTGCTCATAAAAATTCTGATAAGATTGATATTGATAACTTTACAGGGTTTGAATCTGTTTATTCGGGACATATTCATTTAGTTCAAAGAAATAAAAACTTTACATTTGTTGGTTCTATTTTTCAAATGGATAGAAATGATTATGGTGACCAAAAAGGAATATTTGTTATTGATACATCGGATGGTTCAGAAGAGTTCATCAAAAATGATGTATCACCTGTTTTTAAAAAGGTAAGAGTTGTTGGAGAAGAAGATGTTGAGTTATTAGAAACACTCAAAAATTCCAAAGACTATATAGATATTGCGATTTCAAATAACCTTCTTATTTCAAATAGAAAGTTAAGAAGAAAGTTGGAAATTATATTAGAAAAAAGTAATTTTGCTTCAGTTGAATATATTGATGATATCACTAAAGAATTGATTGATGATGAATCAAATGAGTCTATTGAAATCAATGAAGAAACTTTAGATATTTCAATTGCATTGGAATATGAAGATTATGTGAAAGAATATATTCTAAAACAAAAATATGATAATGATAAATTTAAAAGTGGTATCATATCAGAATATAATGAAGTAATTAAGATTTATAAAGAGAATTATAACAACCAAAATGATTAAAAATGGATCCTATTGAGGTATATGAAAGGTGTTTATCTGATAAACCATATTCAAAAGAATTGAAAATCTACACTGAGAATTATTTAAAAAAAGTGATCAGAGAGCTTGAGATATTGGAAGAATATGAAAAATGTTCCGAATTAGTTAAGTTTATTGATAGGAGATTTAAGTATTAAATCTAAATATTTAAATATAATAAAAAACCCATCCTAAAGATGGGATTTTTTATATTTTATCAAACTGTAATTATATTTCAGTGAAATTATATTTTTAAAAAATAATCTACTGATTATCTATTAATCCATCCACCATCTGGTAATGCTGGAAGAGGCATCCAGTGAGTTATTTCTTGTCCAAAGAATTGTTTTGGTCCAGACGTTTTCCATTCATAGTCTTTACTATTGTTAGTTGATGGGTGTTCTGTTTTTATTAACCTCACTATCTCATATCCTGGACCACCATTAGATCTAATTTCTCGTCCTAAGACAAATTCATTTTCATTTGGTAATTGTTCATCACATGAAATCCAGGTTCCATAATTCAAACTTTCAAAAATTCTAAAATTGTTAATTTGTTTTTTTCTCATAATCTTTTTTTTTAATAATCTATATATTTAATTTAAAAACTAATTTTTTATCAAACTGTAATTATATTTCAGTGAAATTATATTTTTTTCAATTTTATTTTCAAGTCACTACTTCCTTTTATTAATCGGTGATAAACACCCATTGGTATAAACACTTTACCTTCAATCTTTTTTGGAAGTTCATCATCTAATTGTATCAACCAATCTGTCTGACTAATTGATTCAATTATTCTATCTTCTCTATCACGATGCCAGACAAACTCTCCAGAATCCGTATATTGACCGAATACTCTGATAAATTCATTATCACTCAATTTAGTTTCTTGAAATGGTAACATTAACTTACTATTTGTTTATATCTTTCTTTGAATTTATCAATTTTAACTAACCAATTATCTTTCACATCACAGTCTTCCACATATTCTTTGACTCTTGGTTCAACATATAATAAAAGTTCTCTTATTTGTCCTATAAATGCTGATAACAACTTAGGATTATTGTATAATAAACTAGTATCATCAATTATTTGAGTATAGGTTTTCCCATTTATAAGAGGTTCTCTAAGTCTTTTCATCATATCGGTTAATTCATTAGTTGCTTTTTGATCAACTCCTCTTTTAGTTATTTGTGAGAAGCCCATCGTTATTAACATGCCAAAATCAAGCAGAAAGTCAGTGATGAATTTTCTGTTAGCAGATTCAAATATTTGATATGTTTTTAAGTGTTTCATAATTACCAGTAACCAGGATAAGTTTTACCACCCCATAGGTGTCCATATTTGTTAATTCTACAGGCCCAATATCCAGCTTTAGTTTTATCTTTCTTAGTTGAACATTTATGTCTAGCAGCAAAAGACTTTCTAGCTTCTGGATTACTTACTTTAGCTGTTAAACCACCGTGTACATCACCAAAAGCAATCTTTTTAACATTTCCCGTTTTAGGATTTTTTACATATACGTAGTATTTTTTAGTTCCACCACGCATTGGATAGTTTAACTTAACTTCTTTTCCTTTATATTCAGCTTCATTCAACTCTTCAATGGTTTCCATTGGTAAATCCAAAGGAACTAACTCACCATTAAAGTATGCGAATTTTCCTATTTCTGTAGATTCATAAAGTTCTTTATCTATGTCACAAAGTTCAATTTCATTTTTATCAAAAAGTCTACGGGCTTCTTTAATCATTGAGAAAAACTTTTCAGAACCAGGTCTAAAAATACTTTCTGAAACAGGTATTCCTTTTATAATATGAAACATTAAATCATCAGATGCTAATTCCGAAGACTCTTCATCTTCGTCACATTTACAATCTTCGCATCCACATTCACAATCTTTACAACCAGTGCAATTATTACAACATCCACATCCTTCACCTTCTTCGTATTCTGAATCAAATTCATCATCTGACTCTTCATCTCCGAATTCGTTTTCACACTCCATTTTTTCAACATTATCAATATTAATTTCAATAAAAGCTTCAAATTTTTGAACTTTTTCTAAGTCTTTTTTGAACTTTTTTTCTATTTTTTCTTGGTCTTCTACCGAAGTTTTGATTGTAGGATTAAAATCTTTATCTTTTTCTAAAGACTTTGAATTGAAAGTTATTTCTTGATCTACTTCATTAAACTTTTTAATTCGTTTCATATTGTTACTTATTTTTTCTGGAACATTCCATCTAATACTTGATACATCGCATCTACAACACCATAAGAGTCAACTCCGAATTGACCTTCGTATTTGTCTACAATTTGCATCATATCTTTTTCAAGTTCAGACCATTTATCTTTTTGTTCTGGTTTTCTTCCGCTTTTTAGAACTTCATCCCAGTCGAATTCCTCATTAAATCTTTTTATATGTTTCATTTTATACTCATCATTTTTAAAACTTGAGCACATTTCTCATAATCTTCGATTTGCTCTAGTTCTTTAAGATATTCCTTTAATTGATTTCTATTCGATAGTTCTAGTTTTATTCTAAATCTTATTTCTTCCAATTCTTTCATGTTATTAGCGTGTCCGTCAATAATTTTATTTATTGTGTATTTGTCGGTTTTTTTAGAATAGACAAAATCATCCCAGGTATATATTTTATTATCATTTAAAAAATTAATAATTTCTTCAATGCAAATATCAATGTTTGACTTTGGTTGAGGTTTTGATTTTTTTCTACCAAATATTTTCTTAAAAAATTCCTCATTTAAGAAATCACCATAATTATGAATTTTAGACATACTCTATATATATTATTTTTGTCGATTGAGAAATAGAAAATTAATATATAATCAAAACCAATTATAGTAGATGTCCAATCATAAAAAATTAGTCTTCTTTAACAAAGAGGGTGATTATTTAAATTTTCAATATAACCAATTAGATGATAGATTCGAAGGAGATATTCTTTTTCATGAGAATTCAACTGATACATTTAAGACATATGCAATTTATATGCTTGAAGATGTGCCTTCAT